ATTTGGGCGGGGCCGATCCCCACCCTCAGTTACTATTCTACGCGGATCTGTGTAGATGTCAACACTTTTTTTGTAGGTATCTCATTATTTTGCAAATTACCGTTACCGAGTAAGCTCAGAGTGCTATAACTGGGGTATGGCATCGCGAACAGAACAACTCCCGTCTCCACCAGACCCGATGGACGACGACGACTTTGAACGATACGTTCGGGCGCTCGCTGCGGACGCGGTGGACTACTGCGACTCTGAGCTCAGCGAAAAACGCTCTGATCTGACGAAGAGGTACTACGGTCTACCCTACGGAGATGAGCAAGAGGGACGGAGCACGGTCCGGGACCGGTCGATACAGACCGCAGTAGGTCAAATCCTGCCCGCACTGATGCGCACATTTTTTGGCGCAGAACGCAGCGTTGAGTTTGTCCCACGAGGCCCAGAGGATATCGCCGCGGCAGAGCAGGCGACTGAGTACGTCGCACACCTCATCGACCGGGATGGATACCGACTGTTGTGGGATGTATTTAAGGATGCCCTGATCAAGCGCATGGGTGTCATCAAGTACTACTGGGACACCTCCGTCGTCGTTGAAACGGAGTCCTACACAGGACTGTCGCAGACCCAAGTGGAGTTGCTGTTAGGAGAGACCGGCGTAGACCTGATCACGGTTGACTCGTATCCAGATCAAAATCCTGTTGGTGTGCCTCCTGTAGCCCCGGGGGGACCGGCACCGGAAACTCCGTTGCTGCACGACATATCGGTGCGCAGGAATAGGGGTCGTCCTCAAGTCAGGCTTGAGTCAATACCACCAGAGGAGTTTTTGTATGACCGAAGTGCGCCGTCTCTCGACGGAGCTGATTTCGTTGGACACCGCAGCTACAAAACGATTAGCGAGCTAGTTTCTCTGGGCTATTCTGCGGACGATGTTGAGAAATACGCAGGCAAGGATGACCGGTTCTCGAGTAACTCGGAGTTTCTGGCACGGCATCCAAACTCAACAGGTCGCAAAACCGGGACTGTGGAGCCGGGGTCGCGTCTGGTGTTGTACACCGAAGCGTATGTCCGTATTGACAGGGACGGGGATGGGCATTCGGAACTGGTGAAGGTATGTCTTGCCGGGAAGAACCACGAATTGCTACACGACGAACCGGTTCCCGAGATTCCGTTTGCACTGTTTGTCCCGGATCCAGAACCGCATAGCATTGGTGGACAGGGGATCGCAGACTTGACGGAGGATCTCCAGCGCATCCGGACCGTGATGCTCCGGAACACGCTGGACTCGCTCGCGATGAGCGTCCACCCCCGGACAGTGGTGGTTGAGCAGGCAATCAGCGACTTTGACGAGGTTCTTAACTCCGAAATTGGTGCCGTTATCCGCACACGTCAACCCGGCGCCGTCAGTACGCTGGCCGTGCCGTTCGTCGGTGCGCAGGTACTCCCAATGTTTGGGTTTCTCCGAGAGGAGGAAGAACGCAGGACCGGGATCACTCAGGCGTCACAGGGGCTGAACTCTGATGCACTCCAGTCGACGACAAAAGCCGCAGTTGATATGATGCGTAGTGCGTCTGCGGCACGAGTTGAGCTGATCGCCCGGACGTTTGCTGAGGGAGGTCTGAAACGACTCTACACCGGAGTCTATAACCTACTCCGGAGGAACCAGACTGGGCAAGAGGTAATCAGGATGCGGGGCGCGTTTGTGCGGGTCGATCCTCGTCGCTGGGCAGCAGACTGCGACGTGTCGGTGGAAGTGCCGATGGGAACGGTCAGCGACGCAGATCGACTACAGACGCTGACTGCGGTGCTCGTCCAGCAGCAGCAGTTTGTCCAGCAAATGGGGAACTACGGGCCGATTGCGTCACTCCCGCAGGTCCACAACACGCTCTCGCGGATGCTTGAACTGTCTGGATTCAAGGACAGTTCCGCGTTCTTCACGCCGCCGCCAGAACAGGCACCTCCGCCACCTCCCCCGAAACCAACTCCGGAGGAGACGTACCGCGAGGTCGAGGGCATGAAGCTAGAGTTGGCCCGGCAGAAGATGCTGATGGAGGACGACAGGAAACGCGACGAGCTGGAAGCAGAGCTGGCGCTGAAATCACAGCAACTGGAACTCAAACACAAACAGGATATTGATCTCGAAACTGTTCGGACGCGGATCGACCAAACCCGTCCTCTCTCCTGAAGAAAAGCGAGATCGCGCATCAAGGGCAGAGTTACTGCTGTCCGACCCGCTATTGCAGGAGAGTTTTAACCTGCTGGAGGAGTCCCTGTACGAAGCATGGAGGTCTACCGCAGACCGCGACGACCGGGATCGGATTTGGTGCGAATGCCTCGCCGCAGCGAAAGTGATTGGGCATTTGCGTAGCATAATGCACGCAGGCCAAAAACTGAAGAAGGTCTAACGCCAACAGAGATAATTATGACCGAAGCAACAACCCCGCAGGGGAATGCCGATGACAACACAGTAAGCGCCCGGCTCGCCTCAATGCTTGCGCCTCCACAGGAGGACACAACCGAGGATGAGACGCAGCCGGAACTTGACCAGTCCGACGAAAACGAGTATCCCGAAGAAGAAGAACTCTCTGAATCAGAATTACCGCGGTATCGGGTTAAGGATCCAGATACTGGGCAGGAGATGATGATGACCGGAGATGAACTAGCCTCGTCGTGGATGCGTCAATCGGACTACACCCGTAAGACTCAGCATCTTGCAGAAGACCGCAAAGCCGTTGAACATGATCGCAAACAGGTGGTCGAGGAACGGCACCGGTACACGGACGGACTCAAGCAGTACCTTAACGCGGACGAACCTCAACCTCCTGCCGAGTCAGTGTTTGAGGACGACCCGCTGGGGTACATGAAGGCAAAGGACGACTACCGGGACGCACTCGCACAACGGCACCAAGCTGAGGCAGAGCTACAGAGAATATCGGAACAGGAACGCGCAGAGCAGCACCATCAGATGCAAGCCCATCTATCACAGGAATCTCAGCGGTTAGCCGAGATTATCCCGGAATGGACGGACCCAGACACAGCAAAACGGGAAAAGGACGCAATCAAGGAGTTTGGCCAAAGTATTGGATATACGCCAGACGAACTGGATGCCGTAACCGACTCTCGTGCTGTGCTCGTGCTTCGTGACGCGATGCTGCACGCAACTCAGACCAACCGGGGAAGGACAAAACTCAGACCAGTGGAGGGAGTGCCCGCGGTTCCGTCTGGACGACCAACTCGCCAACGCATGAGCGAGTACACCAAAGCGCAGCTACAACTCCGCAAGTCCGGACGCCCGGACGATGCAACGCGGGCAATTGCTGCATTAATCAAATCAACAGCATAACAATAGAGAAGAACAATGGCACTAGTATCTAACGCATACGACACCTACGCGACGAAGACGACGTCGATGAAAGAGGATCTTCAGGGGGTTGTGTTTTTGGTGAGTCCCGAAGCAACGCCAGTTTTGCAAATGGCAAGTTCTCGCGATGTTACCAATCCGACATATGACTGGCAGGTACAGTCGCTCCCTACTGTTGCTACAGCAGCAGCACTTGAGGGAGATACGATTACTCGTCAGGCATCAAGTAACACGACCCGCAGGTCAAATGTCTGTCAAATTCTGACGCGCAACGCAACGGTGACGAACACACAAGCCGCGACGGAGCACGCTGGGATCGACGATATGCTTGCGCATCAGGTCCAGCTTAATTTGCGGGCTCTCAAGCGCGACGCCGAGTCAGTGCTCTTGCTTAAACAGGCAAAAGCCGCGGGCAGCGTCACGGTGGCCAGAACAACGGCTGCGTTCTCATCTTGGCTAACGTCCAATACCACGCACGGTAGTGGCGGGTCTGCGGCTACTGGCGATGGGGCTGATACCGTCACCGACGGGAGTACCACGGTGCTGACGAAGGTCAAGATCAATACCGCGATGAAAAACGCGTTTGCGGCGACGAGCGAACTGCCCACGAAGCTGATTTGTGGTCCGTTTAACAAAACGAAAATCAGTGCGTTTGATGAGTCTGGCACAAATATGCGCCGGATGGTGGACTCCAATACCGTTGGATCGTCTGTTGAGATCATCGAGTCTGATTTTGGTGCGCTTGAGATTCTGCCGGATAATTTTGGACGGGAGCGGGATGTTCACCTGATCAACCCAGACTACATCACGATCTCGTATCTGAGGAACTGGGAGATGAGAAGTATTGCATCGCAGGGTGATGTTTCCGACACTCGTGCAATCTATGTCGAGTTCGGTGCGCAGGTCGATAACGAGGCTGCTCACGCAGCAGTTTACGACAACACTGTATCGTAAGACCAAACAACCCCGTTTCGGCGGGGTTGTCCAGACATGGCACACACGACGGTTATCGACGACGGGTCTATTCAGACGTCTCTCAAAACAGACGCGTCTGATGACGGGCTTGTCGTCGTACACGACCGCAAACAAGACGTCGCGCCGATCATAAAATCGGTTGTGGACGACCAGATGTTTGTTGCTCCGCGGTTTGCGAACCGTGGTAATTCCCCGGAATACCGCAAACGTATGCGGATCCCGACTCTGCTCTATTATAAGTGGCGCCGGGAAGCAATCGAGCATGGGATCACCCCAGATCAGGGTGATCGAGCATGGCAGAAATTCCTTGGGACAAAAATGAAATCACCTGAGAATCGGGTATTTGCGTTCACGACACCGGATAGCTAAGTGGCACTTGATACCTACACAAACCTCCGAGCGGAGATTGCTGATTTTGTTAATCGAGACGATCTGTCGTCCGTAATTCCGACGTTTATATTGCTAACTGAGGTTGAGCTAAACCGGAGACTGCGCGACCGGAGGATGCTCAGGAGGGCTATTGCGACTTTGTCGTTACAGTACCTACGACTCCCGTCTGGGTTGGTCTCCCTGCGAGACATACAACTGAATTCTGACCCTCCGGTGCCATTAGCAGGGTCAACACCACAGGCACTCAATGACCTGCGTGCCGGTAGCAACCAGTCGGGGAAACCCCGGCACTATGCGCACCTCGGGGAGCAAATAGAGGTTTACCCCACCCCGGACGCAGCATACGAAATAGAGATCGCGTACTACGGCACAATCCCCGCGTTGTCCGATTCGACAGCAACGAATTGGGTTCTTGACTATTACCCAGATTTATACCTGTGGGGGGCTCTCAAGCAGGCAGCAAAATATCTAGGAGATCAACAACTAAACCAGAACGCAACATCCGCGTTCGATGCTGCAATAGTGCAGGCAGTTGTCACTAACGAAAGCGCAACCATCTCGGGTGTGACGGCACAGGTCAAAATCAATCCAATCGGCTAATATGAGCTTTTCCGACTACCTAGAGGACGCAACCCTCAACTACTTCTTCCGCAACAATCCAGATTCGGTCGTAGCGACAGCAACACCATACGTCGGGCTGCTAACTGCGGCGCCCGCAGAGTCCGCTGCGACTGGTGCGGTTGCGGAAGTGTCAGGGACAAACTACGCTCGGAAGAGCGTGACGTTCTCGGCCCCGACAACGGACAGTGCGAACCGTCAGGTCGTCAACTCGGGCGCGGTTACGTTTGACGAAGCCGGGGGGTCGTGGGGTACGATCACACACGTTGCCCTGTTTGACGCGGCCACGGGAGGCAACTGGCTATCCGCGACTGTGCTGACCGACTCCGGAGGATCGACGACGTCTAAAATCATAACATCTGGGGACGTGTTCAAGATTAACATTGGCGACCTAAAAGTTAAGCTAGACTGAATCCATGTACGGGATAAATCCCAACAACGCCGCCTATGGGTCCGCGGTCTACGGTATTGTTGAGGATCTACAGTTTGGTGCTACGTCGTCAGCAGTGTCTGGTGGGTCCGCGGTCCCACTAAGGCAACGTCGTGCGGTTGGGATGTCCAGTGCGGTTTCGGCATCGTCTGCGGTTCCAACCAACTCCCTGACCGGATATGGATCCGGTGAGTCGTCAAGCAGTGGCTTCGCACGTGCCGTGATCATCTATAAATTTGCGGCAGACGTCCAGACTCAAAGTTCCGGTTCTGCGGTTGCGACTCTGGAGTGGGATGGGATTATCATAACTGATACAACATGGACTAACATTGGATTGACCTGACATGGCAACCGCAAATCTAAACCTAACGCTTCCAACAGTCGGCGGGAGTCGCAATAGCTGGGGTGGGATCGTAAATACCGGCCTTTCCGCGATTGACGCATTTGCAGGCGCCAGCGCCCCAGTTGGTCTCATCCAAATGTGGCCCAGCAGCACGGCCCCAGACAGTACGTACTGGCTGCTCTGCGATGGCGCATCGGTGTCTCAAACAACCTACTCTGAGCTGTACGCCCTAATATCCGCGCTTCAGCCGCAGCTAGATCCGCAGAACAATGCAGGATCCGGGAACTTTCGTCTCCCAGATATGCGGGGGAGATTCCCGCTCGGGTACGTTACGTCGACAACCCCTAACGGTCGGAGCGCATTTGCAAATAGCTCAAATTCGCTCGGAGACGACGCGGGGGCTGAGACGGGTATACTTACTCAAAATCAGATTCCCGGACATACCCACACCGCAACGACGACCGTAACCCTCGCAACGACGGACCCCCGGGACTCAACGTCTGATCAGGCCAACGAAGACGCCGATGGGGTGGTATCAACCGAGGAGACACCAATTGCAATCTCGGAGACCGCTCACTCCCATACCTACTTGTTAGGAGACCTGAGCGTTGGTTCAGGGTCGCCATACTACGCAGAGAGGAACGTTGCGTCTACTATCACGAGAACAACCGCATCTGCTACCACTGGAATAACCGCCACAACCCCGGCCCACGGCCATGACATTCCGGATATGACGCACAACCACCTTGCAACAGCAGCAACCACAAACGCCGAGACTGGTGGAGGGAATTCGCACGCCCTGATGCCTCCCCATTTCGTCGTAAATTTTGTAATTCTAGCCAAAATCCCGCAGGCAACGTAATGGCAGATTATACATACACGGTAACCCTCCCAGCGTCGGGGGTCTTCGCAATTGACGGAGAGGAGCAGGCCGAGATCGCACTCAAACGCGGCAAAACATATCAGTTCAGTGTTTCGGATGCCACAATGTCGGGAGACACATTCCGCTTCTCGACGACCTCCGATGGGACACACAATTCCGGGGCCGAGTTCATAGAAGGCGTTACAGTCTCGGGTACCGCGGGGTCGGCATCGGCGTATGTCGAACTTGAGGTAAACGCGTCGTCAGGCACTACTCCAGATGTGCTGTACTACTACAACGGGGCATCTGCCGGTGACGGGGGGAAGATCGTCAACACCGACGCCACATACGTCGAAACACAAAACATCGGTGCTAAAATCCCACTGCCCGGCGATTCGGAGAACGTCTGGGCGGCGCACCTAAACGCTGGGCTGCGCAAAATCGACGCCCGGGCAACGATGTTCCCTAACGAAATTGCGGAAGATGTTGAGATCCCCGATGGATACCAAGCCGTGTGGGCTGGCCCAATCGAAGTTGGTATATCTGCAACTCTGACAATTACAGGAACCCTCATCGTAATTTGACATGGCAATAAAAATCACAGGTTCTGCGGCTCCTACGGTTACAGGCTCGGATGCAGGGATGGTTTACTATGACTCTACTACAAAGCTACTGAAGGTTTATAATGGCATAAGTTGGCATACTCTAACTAATCCGGCAGTCGGTGGAACGATTACAGCGTACACTGGCTATATGGTTCATACTTTCCTGAGTTCTGGGACGTTTACAGCATTTTCTACATTATCCATTGACTATTTGGTTGTTGCAGGAGGTGGTGCTGGTGGAAGTCTTTATTCAGGTGGAGGCGGAGCAGGAGGTTTCAAAGAATTGTCCAGTTATTCTCTTCCATCTGGAACCCATACTATTACAGTTGGTGCTGGTGGTACTGCTGGAACACTTAGTGCCGCGACAGCCGGGAACGGCGGTAATGGAGGAAATTCTTCTATTGCTGCTCTCGTAGTATCTACAGGTGGAGGTGGAGGTGGCGCAGGAGCCGCAAGTTTTACTGGGACTCAGGGACAGGGAGGTTCTGGAGGCGGAGGCGGTGGTGAAGATAGAACGGGTGCATCTGCAAGTCCTGTTGGTCAAGGTAATGATGGTGGAGATGGAGTATTGGACGGTAATAAAAACGATGGAGGTGGTGGAGGCGGAGCAGGAGGAGCAGGTCAAAATGCTGGTGTTGCTGGAGTAGGAGATACAAATGCTTATAGAACAGGTGAAGATATAACCTATGGTGGTGGTGGTGGTGGTGGTGGTTATAGTCCCGCTGGCGGAACAGGTAATGTTGGTGGTTCAGGTGGTGGAGGTGATGGTACAAATGATAGTACAACTGGTGGTGCTGGAACTGTTAATACTGGAGGCGGCGGCGGCGGTACTGGTGCTGGCGGTTTTGGCGGTAAAGGAGGATCAGGAATCGTAGTAATAAGGTACGCAATATGAGCCATTTCGCAGAGATAAACTCAGACAACATCGTTCAGCGAGTCATTGTCGCAGAGCAGGATTTCATCAATAGTGGCAAGGTTGGAGACAGCTTCTTGTGGGTTCAATGCTCCTACAACGGAAACTTCCGCAAGCAGTATCCGGGTGCAGGGTACAAGTATGACAAGGCAAACGATGTATTCATCAGTCCACAACCATACCCAAGTTGGACAC